GGTAGCTCTACTATATATAAGTCTAGACATACTCGGCAGCTAGATATTCATAAAGGATCTCAGATTGTTGGTAAAGGTCTAGAGGTAATGATGCAGCAGAATGAGCTATGGAAGATATGGTATAAGACTGTACCATCTCAAGAAATTATTAAGTCTATATTTGCTGCCGCAATTGGCGGTGATCCTCTTGATGAAAAGACATGGAATAATAAAAACTATATACAGCTTTGGAGGTTGTATAGAGATACTTATGTGCCTCGTCAAGGTGGAAATCTATGGGCAGTTTATAATGCTCTGACCGATTGGGCTACACATTGCCAGCCCTCTAGGAAAGGCTCATCTGTTATATCTTTACAGAATCGTAGAGCTAACAAAGTCTCTGAGGTTATTTCTAATGATCGTTTGTTTCGTAAGGTGGCTTGATGGTTAGTGAGTCTACACTAGCTGATCTAATAGAACTAAGGGATGCCCTAAGCGGGTGTCCTTTAGATTCTAGATCAGATCTAGTTTTTGTATGTTCTTTAGATAATGTTATTAATTACTTACAGGAGCAAAGTAATGGACAGGCAGAAGTTCTATCACCAGATTGATGATTGGGTGGCATATAACTTTGTAAAGATTGATGCACCCCTTCCTCACCCTTCCTTCATACGTAGCTTTCTTTCTTTTGTAGAAGATGAATTCGCAAGTAAAGCTCTATCAGATAGAGGGGCAGCTATGCCGTGGGAACAGGTCAGTGGTAAAGATGAGTTAGATGATCTGCTACCTAAGATATTTACAACATACTTAAATGTAAAGAGCTTAACATGAAGAATATTGATCATTCAGAATCCAATAGAATCATATCAGAAATGCTTACTAATGAAGAAATCCGCTCTGAAATAGCAGACTATGCAAGGGATGTGGAAATATCTTTATGTAGAATCAGAAGTGCATTGGGAAAACTTGATAGCGTAAAAACTAATAATACAATCTGGGAGGATTAATATGAATACCAATAAAGCACTACAAATATTGTTTGATGAGAGTTCTACTTACTATGATTTCTGTGACGATTCCGATAAACATAGAGCATTAGAGTGGGCGGGAGCGTGGAATCATATTACAGATAAACTAGGCGTAGTCTTTGATAAAACAACTGAGCAATGGGTAACTGCTGATGAGGGACATTCAGCATGAATATATTTTACTTACATAACGATCCAAAAATATGTGCTGAACATCACTGTGATAAACATGTTGTCAAAATGATACTGGAGTATGCACAGCTATTGTCTACAGCTCACAGAGTTTTAGATGGGACTATGTACTATGAGCCTTCAAGAAGAACAGGCAGAATGGTAAAGAGATATTACCTAGAAGATCAACGTAAAGATTTATATCAAGCTACACATATGAATCATCCTTCTGCCGTATGGTGTAGAGAAAATGTAAGTAATTACATATGGTTAGATGATCTATTTAATTATTTACTTAATGAGTATACGCATAGATATGAGAAGGTTCATAAGTGTGCAGAATTAAAAGACTTACTACTTGAAGCACCAGATAATATAACTATTGATGCATTCACACCCCCAACTTTAGCAATGCCGGATGAGAATAAGGTTTCGGATTGTAACATTGAGTGTTACCGAGACTATTACCATACGAAACACTTTGCTAAGTGGACTAACAGATCTATCCCGGAGTGGTTTAATGGCTAGTAACTATACGCAGCATCAACTATTACAAATGGTTCCAGTTCTTAGGAACGATGAATACGATGATTATATTATGAACAAGAAAGCATTTCAGAAATGGTATGAGGTTCATACTAAGGAGCGCAGCAATGCAAGAACATCTAGACTTAAAAGATTTTTTACTTTCTCCAAAGATGAGTGATAAGGTAACAACTTGGTATTACTATGAAGGTTGGAGACTCTGTGAGATTAATATAGGTAGTAAGTTTATTCATATAAAGCCAGTTCATGGTGGCTATTCAAGAAAAAAGCTACGAGTAAAACAAGGCCGAGAGATACTAAAGAATATGTATTGGAAGGCTGCAAGTTGTGATGCTTACTACAGGGCGTTGGCTAATGGTAAGAAACGTAAGCCTCGTAACTGGGAGAAACTCTATGCCTAGAAAACTATATGAAACTAAACAGTCTTTAGCTGCTGAGAAAAGCTTTAGTAAAGACTTAGAGAAATATTTTAAAGTTAATTTAAGAAAGTTACCTATCCAATATGGATTAGACTTCATAGCTTTAGATCTTAGAAACTATAAGCCTAAGTTCTTTTTAGAACTAAAAGAACGTAAATGTAAACATAATACTTATCCTACTTATATAATATCTTTATCTAAGTTTTTAAAAGCTAAAGAGATTTATAGATCTTTAAATATACATACTTACCTCTGTGTTAGATGGGCAGATACTAGCGGGTATATCTGTCTTGATGATATTGAGGATGATAATATTGACATAAATATTGGAGGCCGTTATGATCGCAACGATTGGCAGGATGTAGAGCCATTGATAACTATTGACATTGGGAAATTTACAATAATTGGAGATACAAAATGAGTACAGATAATCTTGATCCCTTTTCAGAAATCAAAGATTACTTCACAACGCTGAAGGATGCAACAATGAAAGGCTCAATGAAAGCCAAGTCCTTGATGTTGGGTGGAGGTTTATTTATACTAGGGTTCTATACCTTTGCTATTCTGTTGTTGGTAGAGGTGATTGAGCTAGTGGATTTACAAAGCCGAACAGGTGTGCTACCATCCACTATTGAGAACGTGATACTTTCCTTTTTGTTCTGGGCAGGTCACAGATATTTTTACAGTAAAGCTAAAGAGGAGCTATAAATGGCTATAGTAGAAGGTACTGCTTACTGGGCTAGTGTTAAACGCCCCAATACAACTTATGAACCAGTGTATAGTGTTAACCTTGTAGTTGACGATGGCACTGCTGCGGATTTCAAACGCCGTGGATTCAAGGTCAAAGACATGAATGAAGGCCCTGCTATTATCATCAAGAGAAAGGTGAATGGTGGGCCAAAGGGAACTAGAGAACCTCCTAAACTCTATGATCGAATGAAGAATGAGATTGATTCCGAAGTCGGTAACGGCTCCAAGGTCAAGGTTCAGTATCGTGAATGGGAGATGGATAGAGGTGGTAAGACTTACCAAGGTCTTGAGTTTCTAGCTATGCAGGTTCTTGATCTGGTTCCATACTCCAGTGGTGGAGTCGGTGATGAGTTTGATGTAGAAGAATCCTTAGAGGATGAGCTATGACAGTATTCAAAACTGATGCTGGAGACTTTGATGTCTCCAAGATGTCACTGCAAAACCAACATATCTTTGTATTAGCTCAGAAGCTGGTAGGTGATATTAAATCTCTGTCAGATGACATTGAGTCTAAGAAAGCTGCGCTTGAGTGGTTTAAAGCACAGCTTGGAACTGAGTGTAATGATGATACAAGGATTACATATGAAAGAGCTAGGGATGAAGACGGTAGATTTATTGCCGATGATCCTGACACTCCTGAAAATGAATCTTATGTTCGTAGTTAGTTGTGTGCTGTTGATTGGGGGAGTTTCGGCTCCCCATTTTTTTAAGGAGCAAAAATGGCATTCGTTAAAACACATTTACCCTGCCCTGAATGTGGCGGGAGTGATCCAGCATCTTTAAATGAAGATGGATCAATGTACTGTTTCAGTTGTGATAAGTTAATTCCTAATCACGACAACAGTATTTCACCAACCCCAATAGAGTTTAAGACATATAAAAATAACTCTGTTAATACTTCCGATGGTTCCTTCAACGCCCTGACAGATAGAAGTATCTCACTTGATACCGCGAAGAAGTATGGCGTTAAATCTATTCTCAACTCCAAAGGCGATGTAGATACTCACATCTATCCCTACTACAACGTAAACGAGATAGGTGCTTTCAAGCTCAGAGATACAAACAAGACATTCTTTTGGCAGGGGTCTTCAACTGGTACTGGTTTGTTTGGTCAGCAGTTGTTCCAAGAAGGGGGCAAGTATATCACTATCACTGAGGGTGAATGTGATGCTATGGCAGCTTACGAACTTCTGGGATCTAAGTGGCCTGTAGTCTCTCTGAAGAACGGTGCTGCCGGTGCAGTCAGAGATATCAAGTCATCTCTAGAGTTCTTGGAAAAGTTTGACAAGATTGTTATCAACTTTGATAGCGATACTCCGGGCAGAGAAGCTGCAAGAAAGGCTGCTAGGTTATTTACTCCCGGCAAAGCCTTGATCTTGAGCCTACCTGAAGAGTTCAAGGATGCTAATGATATGCTGCGTAGCGGTAATCATAAAGCATATACTATAGCTTGGTGGGCTTCTAAGACTTACACTCCCTCCGGCATCATGAGTGCTAAAGATATTTTATCTAAATATCATGATCGCCCTGAAAAAGAATCTATCCCTTATCCTTGGCATGGATTGAATGACAAACTCTATGGTCTGAGAACCGGAGAGCTTGTTACTGTGACAGGTGGCACTGGTCTAGGGAAGTCTAGTATCACCAGAGAGCTAGAACACTGGCTTATAAAGAACACTCAAGACAATGTAGGTATCATAGCTCTTGAGGAGGATTACTATAAAACTGCTGACTGTCTGGTATCCATTGAGGCTAACGCCAGACTATATATTGATCACATTAGAAAAGAATATCCCAAGGAGCAGCTAGATACTATGTTAGCTAATCTCTTTGGTAATGATCGTGTTTGGATTCACTCGCACTTTGGATCTAACGACATTGATGAGATCTTTGCCAAGGTCAGGTACATGATTGTTGGCTTGGATTGTAAGTGGGTAGTAGTAGATCACTTACATATGCTACTGTCGGCTAGTGCCGATGGCGATGAGCGAAGAACTATTGATACAATAATGCACAAGCTCCGTTCTATTGTTGAAGAAACAAATGCGGGTTTGATTCTTGTATCTCACCTCAAGAGGATTGAAGGCAACAGAGGCCACGAGAATGGTGTTACTGTTAATCTCAGTCACCTCAGAGGCTCTCAGTCTATTGCACAGCTATCAGATTGTGTACTAGCTTTGGAGCGCAACCAACAGTCTGACGATCCTAACGAAGCCAATACAACCCACGTTAGAGTACTGAAGTCTAGGTATACTGGAGATGTGGGAATGGCAACTCATCTGATGTATGATAAAGAAACAGGTAGATTATCTGAGATAATTGACTACGAAGATGAGCTAGAAGATGCGGATGAAGCATTATGAAATCATTAGTTTTTGATATTGAAACAGATGGAGTAACAGATGTAACTGTTATATGGTGTATTTCTGCTGTAGATCTGGACAGTTCTACTGTTTATGAGTTCGGCCCTAATCAAATAGATGAAGGAGTCAAGCTATTACAACAGGCTGATAAGCTTATCGGTCACAATATTATTAACTATGATGTGCCTTGGATATACAGGATGTGCGGTGTAGATCTATCAGATAAGAAGTTGGTAGATACTCTGGTCATTTCAAGATTGTTCAATCCGGTACGTGAAGGCGGTCATAGTCTCAAGCAATGGGGCGAGTCAGTAGGTTTCTCTAAGAGCGGCTACGATGATTTTACAGCCTATAGCCCTGAGATGATGGCCAGATGTACCAGTGATGTTATTCTTAATAAGAAAGTTTATTTTGAATTACGTAAGGAAGCTGCGGGTTTCTCTAAGCAGTCTATAGATATAGAGAACAAAGTAGCTAACATCCTTAAAGAACAGGAAGAACATGGATTCTTGTTTGATCATAAAGCCGCCTCCCTTTTGCTGTCAGAGCTGACCGAAGAGGTGGAGCTGGTGACTGCTGAAGTTAAGAAGCGATTCAAACCTAAGGTAGAAAGAATAGAAATATTTAAACGTCAGACCAAGACAGGTAAGGTATCCAAGATGGGTGAAACCTTACAGGGTAAAGGCGTAAGGCTTACCCCAGATGACTACAAAGAAATATGTCGTAAAGGATCTATTATACGTGAGAAGAGGATAGAGTTTAATCTAGGCTCACGTAAACAGATCGGAGAATATCTACAGGAATTTGGCTGGAAGCCGAAGAAGTTTACTCCTACTGGTCAACCAATGGTTGATGAAAAGATATTATCTAACGTAAAAAATATACCAGAGGCAGCGTTGATAGGTAGATATCTTATGTTACAGAAACGGATATCTCAGATAAATTCATGGTTCAAGGAGCTGGGTAAGGATGACAGAGTTCATGGATTTGTTAATCATAATGGTACTGTTACTGGTAGAATGACTCATAGGAACCCCAACATGGCTCAAGTTCCTAACTGTTCCGCTCCTTATGGTGAGGAATGTAGGGCCTGTTGGGTAGTTCCTCCTAAACACAAGCTTGTAGGTATTGATGCCAGTGGTCTTGAGTTGAGGATGCTGGCTCACTACATGAATGATGAAGGATTTATAGATGAAATTCTCAACGGAGATATACACACAGCTAACCAGCGACTTGCAGGTCTTGAATCAAGAAATCAGGCAAAGACATTCATCTATGCACTCATATACGGAGCAGGAGATGAAAAGATTGGGACAGTGGTTGGAGGAAGCAAGAAAGACGGCAAACGACTTAGAGACACTTTCCTTAATAATCTCCCATCATTTAGAACTCTTATCGCTAAAGTATCAAGAGCTGCATCCAAAGGATTCCTCAAAGGATTAGATGGACGCAAGATAAAAGTTAGATCACAGCACAGCGCACTGAATGCTCTGTTGCAGGGTGGCGGTGCTATCGTTATGAAGCAGGGATTGATTCTGTTTCATGAGAAGATACAGCAATACGGTGCTGTTGTTGTTGGTAATGTTCATGATGAATGGCAAGTAGAAGTACCAGAGCAGTATGCAGAAGAAGTAGGTAAGATAGGTGTTGAGTCTATTATACAAGCAGGTGTAGACCTTGGACTCAATTGTCCCCTAGATGGTGAATATAAAATAGGAGCAAACTGGAGTGAAACACACTAAAAAATATGGAAAATATGAATACACAGTTTGGGCTGAAGAATATGGCTGTGATGATAGTTGGTTTCCAGTTGAAGTGATAACTACCAAAAGCGTAAGAAACGCTATATGGGCATATGACGATTCACTTCAAGACCCTACTCTAACAAAAGTTAAATTAGAGTTTTGTATTATAAAAGATAAGAAAAAAGATAAGTACCCTGTTTATAATTTATGTAGCTGGACTGGTGAAGAAACCTTGTCACGTTATGCGGAATCATATGATGAAGATTAAACATGAGCCAAACAGAATAGGTGATCTGGCAGAGCATTATGCTGTAACTTGGTTGTGGGATAACGGTTATCATGTCTTTAAGAACTGCGGCTGTACAGGCCCAGTTGATATTGTTGCTCTTTCCCCTGAAGGAAAGGTAACGCTAATAGATGTTAAGTCTTACAAGGATGGAAGGCTATCATCAAAAACAGAACTACAAAAAGAACTAGGTGTGCAGTATTTGCACTATAACTCAGAGACACGTAAGTGTCGTTTTGTCAGGCACAGAAAATGAAATCACAACAGAATGTAGTAGAAGACATATACGAAATACTAAAGCCTCTCTGTGATGGGGAGTCTTTAGATCTATCTGAAGAAGCGATAGATAAGTTTGGCGATGATATGAAAAACACATTACGCCATTGGGCCAAGCCTACCGCCAGAGACTCTAACTTTACTTTGCGTATGTCTAACGTAGGTAAACCTGCCCGTCAGCTTTGGTATGACAACAGGGAAGAGAATACTTCTTCTGTTGCCCCTAGCACGATGATTAAATTTCTTTATGGTCACATCCTAGAAGAAGTAGTTCTTATGTTGGCTAGGCTGTCTGGACATGATGTAACAGATGAGCAGAAAGAAGTAGAGGTTGGCGGTGTTAAAGGACACATAGACTGTAAGATAGATGGTGAAGTTGTAGATGTTAAGACCGCATCATCCTATGCCTTTAAGAAATTTAAATATGGTACTCTGCCAGACGATGATCCTTTTGGTTATATAGCTCAGATATCTGGGTATGAACAGGCTGAAGGCACTAAGCATGGCGGCTTCCTTACAATCAACAAGGAGACAGGTGAACTGGCTTTCTATGCTCCTGATGATTTTGATAAGATAGATACAAAGAAGCGTATAAGCTCTCTCAAGAAATCTTTAAAATCTGATAAGCCTCCTGCAAAGTGTTATGATGATGTACCAGAAGGAGCTAAAGGCAACATGAAACTAAATCGGGGTTGCTCTTACTGCCCCCATAAGTTTATATGTCATGCTGACGCTAACGATGGGACAGGACTCAGAGGTTTTAGATACGCCAAGGGTGTTACCTATTTCACCAAGGTAGTCAAAGAGCCTAACGTAGAAGAGATACTATGAACGGTAGAAAAAGTAAACTGGCTAGGCGGCTTGCTAAAGACCTAGCTTTTGGCTGGCTCAAAACTCTAGTCAGCAAAGAAGAGGCAGAGAAGATAACCCAAGATAACTTCATGGGTCTTATGCCTAAACAAACTCATATCATGAACGAAGGACAGATGCGTTTAATGCCGAATACCTATAGGTGGTTCATCAAGCAGGTTAAAGCATCTGGCGTGGATAATATAAATGATAGAAAATCTGGATAGTATTGACCTAGCACATTTGATTGTAGCAACCAGTGCTTTTTTGTTGTCTAAGAATGCTGATATCTCTGAAGTTCCAGACTCTGTGATTGAAAGAATCTGTGATCTTTCAGATTACGAATTAGCTTTTAGGCTTGAGAGTACATTACATTGAAAAAATCAAAAGTCAGGAAGGGTTATAGAAAACGTAGAGTACAGCGTCCTGTAGAGAAGAATGTACCTACCAACTATGACTCTATATGGGAATACAATCTTCATCATGGCCTCTTGAAGGGGTGGAAGCATCATGACAGAAAGATTCCTTATGTAGTTAATCATGTCTATCACCCAGACTTTAGCAAAAAGATAGGAAGAAAAACTTATCTCATTGAATCTAAAGGCCGTTTCTGGGATTATTCAGAATACAGTAAGTACATTTGGATAAAGAAGATGCTACCTCCTAACGTGGAGCTAGTGTTTCTTTTTGCTGATCCTAATTCACCAATGCCTCAGGCCAAACGCCGTAAGGATGGAACCAAGAGAAGTCATGGTGAGTGGGCCGGAGCTAATGGCTTCAAGTGGTA